TTATTGTTGAAATTTAATCTGCACATTTGTATTTGACTCTATAGCTTTCAAATCGACATTGTCCAAAATAACGGCTCGGCTTCCCGAATCCAGTTTAAACGGCAAATCTTTTGTTTCTACTTCGTTGAAATTAGGAGATAGTATCTCTACTTGTGTATAGTTAGGAATCATATTGTTTTCCCAAGGTTGAATTGACACCAAACTTGATTTCTCAGCCTGAGATAATAGCCCCAGTCTATCCGTTTCATTCACGACATTTCCGCTCTGAAAGAGCTTTCGATAACTAGCAGCATTAGCTTCAATGGATGTGAGAGTTGCGTTTATTTGTCCCGAAGAAGATACATCTAGCACCTCCCCTTTGGAGGTCAAAAGTGTTCTCGCAACAGAGTTAGTTTTACTGATGGCTAACGCTAACACCTCCGGGTTTGTTAAATCTACCGGGGGTTCGCTTACTGTAATAAGCTCAACGGTTGGAACACTGTTACATGTCTTGAGATTCTTGCCGGTAGTTATGCATTCTTGGCTCATGACGACTCTCCTCTCTAGCTTCCAAGAGGGACCGAAAGCGGAAACTGCCCAATGCATCAAGTCTGCTTTCCACTCCGGCACACCAGATGCCATCATTCCATAATAGAAGTTTCTATGAGTATCATGAGCGGTTCTTTCTTTTGTTCTGCAATAATGGTCATGTATTACTGATGCGTTAATATACTGTCCTTCGAAGGGGCCTCCGATTATCGACCAGAAAAATTGTGGAATTGATGCTCCATCAACTTTAGTGCCACTTGGCGTTACCCATAAGAGGCCGTTCGGGTCTTCAAATCTAAAATCTTGGTCTATTTTGAATTGAGGCCTAGGTTCCGAGTCAGCTATGAACTCCCCTCTTAGTCGGTCTAAAAATTTGCCAAAGTACTCATCTGCATGAACCGATTGTGCTAGAACTAAAACGCACACAAAAAGAGCAATTTTTTCGATTATTAATTTCATGTGATATCGCCTATCTTTATTTGTCTAACATCTTATTCAGAGGAAATTTTCTATATATCCCCTAATGACTCTAAAGTTAGCATCTTCAACGAATTTTGGCGCAATTCTGTTCCACACACTGACATACACATCATAATTGAGTGGCTTTATTTATTTGAAGCCATGATTCCATTTAAGTATTCGATCTGCTCATGCGAGTGTGATTTCATGAATCGGCCGTAAACACGTTCCAACATCATCGTGCTTTTGTGACCCATTTGCTCAGCAATAAAGGATAGGTTTGCGCCTTTGGTGATCAACCAGCAAGCGTAGGTATGTCGAGATTGATATGAGCAACGATGGCGAATGCCAGCTCGCTTAAGTGCGCGTGACCATAGTCTATTGTAAGTTGTCGTCTTGTAGGTTTCACTCGGTGCTTGGCCATTACGACGTTCTGGAATAAACACGAATCGAACGCTTTCCTGGCGAAACGTGTTGGAACCTTTTACTTCCACAAAAATATCTCTCACCGGACTAAACATAGTTAGCTCTCTTTGAGACTTAAGGGCGAGGAGCGCAGGTTCAAGCAGGTGAATGGTGCGCTCTGACTTCTTATTCTTCGGTGTTGTGAACTTTCGTTCAATCGTGACGTTGCGAGTAACCTCGATCGTACCTTTATCAAGATCGACGTCTTCCCAGGCTAATGCACAAAGTTCACCAGTTCGCATGCCCGTGTAAATGGCTAAGGTGAACATATTCCGCTGCTGTAAGTTTGTCGTTGACTCTATTAGCTGGTGGAACTCTTCTAGTTCTAGTGGATCCGGCTCACCAGAGCCACCACTTAGCAACTCAACATGCAGAAATGGGTTGTCATCGATAAATTTTGATTTCACTGCTAAATCAAAGCATCGGCGCAATAGTTTGATCATATTATTGATCGTCTTTGCGCTTCGTGGTCTTCCATTGCGAGTAGGAGAGTCGACCATTAACTTTTGGCACTTTAGTGCATCCATAATCGTGATGGTGGAGATAGTACGTTCCTCACCAACAAACAAGCAGCATGCTCTTGCGGTAGTACTCAATACATAGAGTGACTGCGAAGCCATAGTCGTTTTCTTCAATTGAATATAGTCATCAAACAACTCGCGAACAGTAAGGTTCTTACCACGCTGTTCTGGAGTCGCAAAGAGTTGTGCTTTCTTTGATGTTGGAAATCGAGATAAGTAATCAAATGTGCCTAATGAAATTTCAGAAAGTATAGAAGCGCGTAGATGGCTAGCTTTTTTAAATTACCTTTGGTGACTTCCCAGCCTTTTAGGGTCTCCCGACAACGCATCTCCCGGTAAGTAAAACTAATGCGGATAGACTTACCGCGGATTTCTACACCTTCTGGTGTGTTCATTATGCAACCCTTTCTCTTGCTGAAAACTCATCAATGGCAACTCGGTCATACTTATAGCCTTTACCACCATCACTACTCTTACCGGACGACTTTTTAAAATGAACGCCTTCAATCCAACGAAACTGACGATAGTCTTTGATTTCATTGGTCGACATGCCTGTTAAATCCATCAAAAGATCTTCTTTCACCCAGCGGCTAGGTTCTAATTGAATCACCGTAAATGTTCTCATCGGTAAACTCCTATATAGTTGAATTGAGAGAAGAGCAGGGCAACCACCTTACTCTTCTTAATTTGGTGGTTGACGGGTTAACAGCAGTGAAGTAGTGACAGATAATGTAAGTTAATGAGGGCCATTACTTCACTCCACCAGGATATCGATTGAAGTTCAGGTTCTTACGACCACCTTTCGTTATGTCCTGATTACAAAAATAGAAAGCGGAACCTAACACGGGTTCATTTTCCATAATTGCTGCCAGTTCCTTCTGAAACTGCACATCATTCATTCGTTGTTTAACGGCTGAGTCCTTGGGTTGCTCTTTTGGTAAACGCGCACCAGTTGGGCGAAGTTCCATCACACCATCAACCGCTCTATTGATCTCTTCTTGTGTCATGCTCATCGCGAAATCCTTACATTACTTGTGCTGCATCTCTGGCGAACATGTTTAGAAATTGATTGGTGAGCGAGACATTAGAAGGACATTCTTTGCTGATGCCCCAGCCGTTGCTCTCGTTCTCTGGCTTAATCAGAGTTAGGTTGATCACTTCACATCCTAGCTGGTGACTAAAGTAAGGGGCCGATGTCGTGACCTGCCCGAATTGAGTATCGATGGTTGCCGCCATAGATATTTCCTCGCAAGATACGCCCCCTTAAGAAGAGGGCGCCAATTAGTTAAGAGCTGAATGAGCCGATGAAAGTGTCAATTTCGATCTCGCCGTCTTTAAAGCAGGCTTGAAGCTTGGTTTGGAACTCTTCGCCCATCTCTTCTTCGTGCTGTTCGAGCTTCTTGATACGAAGGACTAGGGTTTCATTACCGATTGTGCTCATGCGCATTTCAAAAGTGCGCTCTGCTAAGCCCAAGTACGGCACACACGTGAACTTAAACACCGCAGGCATTGGGAACTCTTCTTTAGTACGAACCGCTACAGACTCGTATTCAGATTGATGGTGGCTGAAGTCATCTACATTGGATTCACGCCCAGCCTTCGCTTCAAACTTCATATTGCGAATTGCCGCAGACGCGACTGAGTTTTCAATGACTTCCCCTGTGGTAGAAAAGACCTGAACAAACTCGCTGTAGTCTTCGACCCACTCAGCCAGTTTCTTTTGGCCAAGACGTTCTTCGTTAATGTTTAGTAGGGCGTTAAATGCTGCTGTGCGGCGCAGAATCAAGTTTGCTTGATGCTTACAGTGCCCAGGGAAGTTATGAGTACCAAGGTCAAAAATAGTCACTGCAGCCATACGGTCTGCATTGATAAAGCACTGATTGCCTTCGGTTTGATACTCTTCGTGGTAACGCACAAACTCGTCGATATTTGCCGTCTTCATTGTGCCGCGGAAATAATTGCGGTTTGGCATGTACTCTTCTAAATCATGCAGATTGAAAGACTGAGGCAGAGCCGCAACAGGGAAGGCTGCCTGTTCTAACTGTTTTAAAAACTGCGGTGCATTCGCTGATTCTTGAATCTGCTGGATTGCTGATTTATCCATTTATCTATTCTCTCTTTGAGTGAGTTGCTGGTGGATGAGCTAGCCGCGTACTTCGCGCAGCATGCCTTCTTCAATAACGGCTTGGCCGTGAATATCTTCTTTTGGTCGGTCGTAGGTAAGTTTGCCGCCTTTGCCTACATACGCGATTGAGGTGTATTGGAAGTCTTCTGACTTGGTACCGAATCCGGCTTTTGGCTCTTTTACCGACATATTGACGGTGATTTCGACCATCTCGTTGTTGGTACCCATTGGTTTGAGCTTTAGATCCATCTTCACGTTTCCCTGCTTATCGCTATAGGACACAGCTCGGGCTACGTTAGATAACGCCAAACCGACGACATTGGAGACAACGCCGCCGTCCAGTTCCTGCATCAGTTTTGGGAAGTTAGTAGTACGGTCCTCAAGACTGAGGTTTCCTGCTTCTTGGTTAGACATGTGATTTCCTCGCTTCAGTAGTTAGTTAACCAACTGGAATGAGAATAATATTACATAATGGAATTTAATGGTCAATTACAAAATGGAATTATCGTGTGTAATTTACTCTAGGTGTAAAAAAACCGCCAGGATGGCGGTTTAGGAATTTGTCGATTTATATTATTTTAGTGCAGCTAGCTTTGACTTTCGTTTCGCCAACGACCAAACCGTATTTGTTGGATACGAAATGAAGCGTTAGTACTAAAGGTAACCAGGTCAATAAGCAATGCTGGCAACAGTTTCATGTTAAAGTCCTTTTCAACATAGAGGGTTTTATTTGTAGGTTTTTAATCTGATTGACGATTACTTCTGCTTGCTTCTAGCAGTTCTTCATGTCGTTGCTTTTCGAGCTTTTCCCTTTCCATTCTAGAAAGCATCATTGACATAACAATCGACATGCCTAGTGCCGCGACAAATCCAGCTATACCAAATAGAAACGAGAGGATAGCTACAATTCCAAGCATCACGAATGCGAGAAGAATTTTTACTACGTTCATTACTGCTCCTTAAAAGAGTTTGAGTTTAGCGTCGATAACAACACCGATAATCTTACAGTTGCCATTGATTGGCAGAATCGGAAACGCTGGATTAAGAGCCTTTAAATACTTCTGGCCACTATCGACAATGAATTTTTTGAAAGTAGCTTCGTTTACGTCAGTGAGTTTTGCAACCACCAGCTTACCGTTCTCTGCGTCGACTTCAGTGTCCACCAGCACCATAGTCCCCTCAGGGAAGCTCACTCCTGTTGGTGATGTCATTGAATCACCTTGAACAGTCAACCAGAAGCATCGTTCACTGCAACGCTCTGTTGTAGGGTACCACTCGCTGATTTCTTCTATTGAATAGGGCTCGATGGCTTCGTGCCATTGCCCTGCTTGAACTGAACTAAGGACAGGGAAGGACTTTTGGTAGGTAGGTTGTATATCGAGCTTCGTTACATTGGCAATGCTGTCATCTGGGTAGTCAATAAAACCCTCCGAATCAAGCGTCATATGAGTTAAGCCAACACACTTCATAATGGCAGCAACGTTCTCGATGCTTGGCTCTCTGTTTTTGCTGAGCCAATGAGCTATCGCACTCTGAGATACTCCCATCATTTCTGCAAGAGCGTTCTGAGTGATTCCAACTTCTTTCATCCTAGCTTTTACTAGGTCATTCCAATTCATTTTCATAGTTAAAGATTATTACTCATTGTAATAACTAGATGAATATCCATATTGTAATATTTGTTGTTTAAATAAATTCCATAATGTAATATTTGTTCTTGTTAAGGGGGCATTATGTCGAATTTAAAAGCTATTCGTGGTGAGCTAGGAGTTACACAACAAGCTCTTGCAAAAAAGGTAGGCGTATCCCAAAGCGCTGTTAATCATTATGAAAATGGGAATAGAACGGTTGATACCGTCCTTGGTTGGCGAATTGTGAACGCTTTGAATTCATTGGGGGCTGATTGCAAGTTCGAAGATGTATTCCCTGATCCGCAAGAAGATTGTGGAACAGAAGGGCAAGAAGTTAAACCACCAATCAGAGGAGCAAATGGTGAATAAGAAAGAGATGGTGAATAAAACCATTGCAGGCGTCACTGGTGGTAAAGAGGCGGTTGCTGCAGTTCTTGGTATGTCGATAGACAGTTTTAACAACCACTTATACGAGAAGAAGGGTTCTCGCTTTTTTAGTGTTGATGAGCTGGTGGAAATGGCAGAGCTTACAAACACCCCATACGTAGCAGAGTATTTTGCTAACCGTGTTAGCTGCATGGTGGTAGAGCAACCTGATGTCGCAGAACTGGATACCGTGGATATGTTCGATTGCCACTTACACCTTAATGCTGTGAAAGGGCTTTTAGATAAAACCATTGAAGAAGCGAAAGCGGATGGTGTGTTTGATGCTCGCGAACGTGCGCTCATCGCTCAATTGAAAGCGGAATACCACGCGACTTTCGAAGCCTTCATGCTGAAGCTCGATGCGTTGTATGCGGAGGTTGTATGAAAACAGAAATATTTTGGCAAACCGTTTCACAGATGGCAGACATCACCTGCAGCTCGGCAAAGCTAATGGTGGCGCAAGGCCAATCGTCAGAAGCCTACGAACGTGAGCAAATTCAGCTGTTGAAAGCAAAGTGCGAACGTCGATTACGAGTAATAGATGAGGAAGTGGCTTTAAACCGCGGCAACGGTTTAAAGCCGGGTTGTGATGATTCTTGCGAGGAACAATCACATCTCACTCAGTCACCAGCAAAGATCACGGAGGAGTGATGGAAAGGATAACACTCAATTATTCATTGTGGTACCACCAAAACCAGTTTTACAAGGTGGAGAAGGGGCAGAGCATCATGCTCACCCATGATGAATTAGCAGATTTGTTTGAAGCAAAGCGCATTTACGTAACTGCTGTTTATAAGGGGATGCTCCGTGGCTAAAGAACGTATCGAGCGAGATTTCTATCCAACACCTTCTTGGTGTGTGAAAGCCTTATTGGACTGCATCGAGTTTCGCGAGGGTGATGTTATCTCTGAGCCTTGCCGTGGTGATGGCCGTGTAACGAACGAGCTACCAGGTGGACACACTATCAAGTATGCGGAGCTGGCCGAAGGTATTGATTACCTAAACCCTAAAAAAGACATGTCTGCAGATGTGATCATTACTAATCCACCTTTTAGTTTGGCGTTGGAGTTTATCTCAACGGCTATGACCCGCGACCTACGGCATGACGGCACCATGTGCTTCTTGCTTCGCCTCTCTATGTTGGGCAGCAAAGGTCGTGCAGATTTCTGGCGTTCTTTGCCTTGGACAAACCTACTGATCCTAACACCGAGACCATGCTTTGTTCATGGTGGAAGCGATAACTCTGAGTATGCATGGATTTGTTGGGATAGAGGAAACCGTATTAAGCGCCCTGCGTTCTGGACGTTGAAGAAAGAAGAGGTGGAATAATGTCAGTTAAGGTAATGAGCTACGTTTGGGACATTCCGAGTTTTAAAGGTTCTGATAAGTTGGTGATGCTTTGCCTAGCTGACCATGCGGATGATCGCGGCCTTTGTTGGCCGTCTATCGATACCATTGCTCGTAAGTCTGGTGTTTCACCTACCACTGTAAAATCGACGCTTAAGAAACTGGAAGCTGCCGGATGGTTATTCAAAAAGAACCAATTCAAAAAGGCGGATACTGGTCGCTTGGTCCGTTCGAATAATCAGTACCAGTTGCCTGTGATGCTGTTGAAGAAGAAAGCAGATGAACAGACAGATTTTGAACAGTCGAATTTCGTCTGTTCAAAAGTCGAACGTTCGAAACTCGAACAGACGAAACAACCAGAGGGGGTAGGTCAAATTCCGGCTGGGGGTAGGTCGGAATCCGGCTATAAACCACCAATAGATCCACCAATAGAACCATCAAGTAAAGATCTTGCTCCAAGCGAACCGCTCGAAGCCGAACCAGCACTGTTTGAAATTCCTTTGAACAGGAAAGGGCTGTTTCATGGAGTAACTCAACCAGACATCGACCACTATTCGGATTTGTTTGGTGCAGTGAATGTTCGTGCTGAGCTGAAAAAAATGATCGCTTGGTGCGATGCCAATCCTCGTAAGCGGAAAACCAAGCAGGGCATTGAGAAGTTTATTCAAGGTTGGCTTGGCAGAGAGCAAGACAAGGGGCGTTATCTGCCACCACCGCAATGTGATGCTTCAGTGGATACTCAGGACGAAGTGACCGTGATTCAGCGTGAAGTGGCTTTGCTAGAGAGCTCTATCAACTCAGAAAACCAGCGCATGTTGTACTTGATTGATGCTAAGCGACCTCAGCATGAAGTGGAACCATCAAAGCGAAAGATCGCAGATTTGTCGGCTAAGCGCAGAGAGTTATTGGAGCGTGTTGCGAACCTAGAGGCGGTGTAGGGAGGCGAGAATGGCAAGTAAAAAGGATTTGGTTGATGTAATGAAATCTCGTCGTCGGCTTTGGTCTCCGAGCGAGCTGTGTGATGAATTAGGTATTCACGTTTGTGACTTAGTTAGATTGGTTAAGGCGGCTCGCCGTTCTGGTGTGGATGTCCGGCATGAGAGTAGTGAACTGACGGGGTTCTCGAGTAAATACTGGTTAGCGGAGGGAGTCGAATGTTAAGTATCAGCGCCCAAACAGAGATGACAATGAGTAGTCGAGAGATTGCGGAACTGACAGGTAAGCAACACTCGCACGTTAAACGAGATATTGAACGAATGGTGGCTGAGTTGAACCATCCAAATTTGGAGGGTTCCCAGTTTTGGCATAAAGGTAATCAGTACACTCAATATCACTTGAATCGCGAGCTAACGTTGACGTTGGTTTCTGGTTACAACATCAAGTTACGTCATTCCATTATTAAGCGTTGGGATGAGTTGGAAAGCGCAGGTAAACCATCTATACCGACAACGTATGCTGAAGCATTGCAGCTAGCCGCTAACCAAGCTAAGGAACTGGAAGAAAAGAACCAAGCATTAGCAATCGCAGCGCCAAAAGCCGAGTTTGCAGATGCTATTGCTGGAGCGGATAAAGGTGTGAAACTCGGTCAGTTTGCTAAAACAGTAGGTTTGGGGCCTGTCACTATTTTCCGTGTACTTCGAGAGTTAAAAATCTTTATGAGCCGTGGAGACTCTTACAACTTGCCGTATCAGGAGTTTGTAGAACGTGGTTACTTTACGGTGAAGCAGGGCACTTACGAAACAAACTCCCAAACTCGGATCAGCCACACAGCATTGATTACCGGAAAGGGGGAAATCTGGCTTCGTAAAAAGTTGCTAGAAACAGGTCATTTGAAGGCGGTGGCAGCGTGAGTCAGTTAGAGAAGTTGTTATTGCAGCATATAAGAGCGTTAAAGTTGGAAGTCCCCGTGTCTGAATATCGATTTCATGAGACTCGCAGATGGCGCTTTGATTTTGCCTATCCCGAACTGCAACTGGCTATCGAAGTGGAAGGTGGAACCTGGAGTAATGGTCGCCATAATCGAGCGAAAGGTTATGAAGCGGATTGTGAGAAATATAACACGGCAGCATTGAGAGGTTGGACGGTTTTGCGCTTTACCGGAGATATGATTAAAAAGGGGTTAGCAATACAGATGATTGAGGAGGCACTACGTGATTAAGGTAGATATCGATATTGTGCCCACTCTTAACGCTGCAGTGATCGCTCTGACACCGAATACTCAATCGTTAAAGTCATTGCTGGTGGATGGTAAGATTGGATTAGTGTCACCGGCACAGCAACTAGTGCCTGAAGAGAGGCACGCCTTAAAACCAACTGATTCGAGTCTAGTGGCATTTTTCTCACATGAGGAAGTGCAAAGCAGGATAGGACCAACGCATAAGTTTGTAGATTTCATTAACGAATGCCAGTTAAAGGATTCAGGTTATTGCGACCATAATTTAAAAACTCGTAAAACAGGTGAAGGTGCGGTAAGGCTTTGCTGGCATCATGATCTCCAGGGGGACAGTGATCCAAACCTTTACTTTTACATTGCTCGAATGAACAGTGTTGTTCACGGCTTGCAAGCTGTGTCTCGCCAGTTACATGGGTACCAAAAGCAGATTACAGATGTAGACCTATGCTGGTGGGCGGTACGAAATGGTGTGTATGAGCTGCTTCCTCAAGCCGTTATAGATCGCCAGTTTAAGCGAGAGGCTACGGCTAAGCGAGTAGGTGTTAAGGGCAACATTGATACTGATGCTAGGTATGTTGTTGAAAGTCAGCGAGAGCAACTAGAACGGTTAGCAAAGCCTGTTCTTAAACTGGTCATCGATGACGATCCACCAGCGATGTACCTAAGAAAACCTAAGCCAATTCGTTGGGAGAGTGAGAAGTACCTTTCATTCGTGCGAAAGTTACCCTGTCGCGTATGTGGTAAGACTGCGGGTATTGCTCATCATCTAATCGGCCACGGAGAAGGTAAGATGGGAAGTAAGGCTTCGGACATGTTTACCTTCCCGTTATGTAATGAACACCACCAGCAACTTCATCATGATGTGAATGCCTGGGAAGGCCAACACGGCAATCAGCTCTGGCATGTTAAGGAAACGATTAATAGAGCGCTAGTGGTTGGGGCGTTGGGGTGAGCTATGAAAAACGACCTGAAGAATGAATCGGCTCATCCAAAATGTACATAGGTTTTAGGATTATTTTCATCAATTAATCGTCAATTCTATTTACTTCATAAACGTTGTTGGCGGTTTGCTTTACAGTTTGGCTGCAGAAATTAATAATGCAAGAATACGCAAAATTCGAAGTGTGGCGCCTCTTTTTTACCAGTGGCACAAGTGACGTTAGACGTGTACGTAGAGGAAGTTTTCTTTTGTCCACGTTCCATTTTATGAACATAATGTCGCAGCCAGATTGAAATGGTAAGCGCAGTTCAGGTTCATGTTGTGATAGGCCAGATTTTCTCATCAGCTTTATTGCTTTTTGCACACCGGTGAAATCAGGTTTTTGTATCCCAACTCTTGTTGTTGAGTTAGCGAAAATCGAATCAAATAGAGCGTGGGCATCAATTGTTAAACAATCAGCTTCGTTCATTCGTGAGCTTACGTCATGATTGAATAGGCTTAAAATTTGACGTGTAAATGTTTCCTTTGCGTTTTGGTAACCTTCTTCTTTTTGCTTTAAATTTGCCCTTCGATCGTTTTCACGTGCAATTGCTATTTGGTCCTCGGTAAAACGGAGTTGAGTTTGAGACTTACCCAACTGGCTCGCAGTTTGTTTCGTGCTATGTAGCCTACTTACAAGAACCGCTAAGGGTATTGAAAGCCCCAAAATCCCGACGGGTAAAGTGCTAATTTTTATGAATGTATTAAAACCACTCGCAGAAATATTTAATGTATAGCCTTCCCATGCAAAGTAGCCGGTTGAAAGAAAATACAAGAACGGTAATTCTAACGATAGCCAGAAAAGTGGCTGTTTGGCTAACTCCTCTTCACTTAATTGAATGTGTTTTAAACCCGAACCTGTTATTAACGAAAATATCAAGTGAAATACAAACGACAAACCAAGTGGTATCAAAACCATACCTAATAACTTTTGGCCTTCAGTCATGAAAAATCATCCTATTCATACAGTTAGGCTGAGATGTTAATCAAACGCGATAAGAAAGCAATTGAAAAAATGAAGTAAATCGATTTAGTGACTATTCATAGAGAGTTAACATGCTTTTGACTAGAAACGAGGTTTAGTAAGTTTGTGGTAGTTTGTACGATTTAGGTCAACATAAACAACCGAGCATCTGAGTGTCTAACTTTGTTCCTGCCAAGTTGTTATAAGGGCTGTGAGATTTGAAAAAGAGGACTAATAGAGCGCTGGTGGTTGGGGCGTTGGGGTGAGCTAACCTATACTAAGTCATTCATTATTTGTTAGCTCTTACCTTAATTAAGTACGCCACTTTTGGCTGATTCAGTTCAGAGATTAAATGCGTCTATCATCAAGTGCTTTTTAACCTTCTCATAAAAACCTTCAGCCACAAAACAACCTTCTTCCAATTGCTTTGCCCTTAATAGTACGTCACGCTCATCCATCACCTCTTTTTCGATGTCGAGTCCTTGCGATTTTAGCTCGGTAAAATAGGCGTTTTTATACAGAGCATCTGAGGTGACGTAATAGATTGGCTGTTTATTTCGATAATGGTACAAAAACTTTTTAACGTCGTTTTCCAGTACTGAATTGGTGAAGTTTAGATGGCTTTTATTAGCGTGTTGTGGCCCTTGTAGTTCAAAGACGATATTCTGTTTAATACCATTAACATCAATAGGTAGATGCACGTCATCGAACAGGTAAGATCTCACGCCAGTTTTTAAGCCGCGATTCTCTACATACATTAGTGGTTCGAGATCTGGAGGTATCAATCCGTGTTGTTTTAGACGTTGAATAAATGTAATGGCACTTTTTATTCGAGTACGAGTTACCACCACCTCTGGAAAGCACGCTTTTAAAATTAAAGGCCAAGTCCAATTTTCTCCATTTGCTAGAGCGCTTGGACTCGCTAAGACACTAAAACCATGAAAGTTCATGTCAACTTGACTCAACCTACCTAATTGTTCTAGTTTTTTTTCAGGTGTGTCAATGTCATTTGGGTGAAAGCATTGTTTTAAAACAAATTCAATTGCATCCGTTGCAGCCTCTACATTCAAATTACCTGCATCATCAATCCAGTACTTATTTGGTACTCCAGAAATTTTGAAGTCGTGAGGATGCCAATTCTGTTCAGGGAAGAGAGCACACATCATTTCTGGATGAGATTTACAGTGCAAGCGACTTAATGCACTCAAATATGAGCCTAGCTTTTTACTTTCTGATAGCTTTCGCACAGAGACGTTTGGCAAGTCTATCACTTGTTTATCTATAGCTTCGAGTGCATTAATAACCATTTCTTTGAGAACGCGAGGGGCTTTCAGAGCATTCTGATGCTTAACGATATTGCGCGGAGATTGAGACTCAAAATACTCGACCATTTTATGAATGCTGTTGTCGAACTTATCCAGAAGTCGAGCTCCATAAGTAGTGTTTTCTCTTATACAGTTTGACGTAAGTTTTTTCCAATTTAAATCCGTCACTGATAGTTCAGCTTTCGTCTGCTCAAAAGCGTTCCTTGCAGCAGTGGGACACTTTTTAAGAAAACCTTGCGGCCAAGTAGGTTGTGATAAATTCCCCTCAATTAAGCCTAGATCTATTCTTAGAGCTGATGTTTTCCCAAGATGACCACCAAATAAGTGTTTGATTAAGTTGTCTTTTTTTAATTGTAGCTGCGTCAACTTCCCAGCAAGTTCTAGCGCTGTTTGGTTAGCCTCTTTGCCTTCAAGAAGTCTGGAAGCGTAGTCTATTATTAACGTCCTTCCATAGCCTGAACTGACAAGATATTCGTATCGTTTATTGTGATTTAGCAATCTCACAAAATGCTCGGGAACCCCAAAATAGATGAAGAATTTTTGGAAGTGGTCTCTTGCGCCTGTACCAACGATTGAACGAGCACGTGATCTACTTGCCCCACTTTCATTAAATATTTTGCTTAGAGTTGTGGCCTTATTTTCGATCAATGCAAATAGATGATCCTCATCAAATTCAGTCAGACTGGTTAACGGTATTCCACTTTTTAGCTCTATTTGAAGTCGAAGTCTTTCTTCTATCTCGGCAGAGGTTTGCTTTTTTCTTTCCACTTATATACTCAAGTAACAGCTGTGACATACTAATACCATCTCACAACATCGATTATAACTGAGATCAATGCGATACCATTGTATCTATGTCCGCGATACTATCACATGAAATATGATTACTCATTGCTAATCAGTAGGATACCGATATCCCCACCTGTACATAGAGCTAACCAAACCATAATTTTGAGCGTCTTACACTAGCAATGTTGTCGTTGGCCACTTTCATAAAGCCGCCAAAGGAATTATTTTCCAATCGCCAATAATACCGCTACATAACCTTCGATGTAATTGTTCCAATAAGGGCCTCAAGCCTTCTGCTATAGATGTTAAGCGTTGAATCAATTTGTGCATTCCAAAAATCAAATCATCGTGACGCTGCCTATATAAAGTATGCGTCATTGGAAATAACTGTATATACAAATTTATTTCCAATAAATGTATCTTAATGATACATCATTGACTTTTGTTGTCGACTGTATCATCATGATACAAAGCAATGATCAATATCAACAATTATGCACAACGAAGGATGAAGTCATGAGAGTACAAGTTGAGAGTGAAGATCCACTAAAAGTTGAATGTCGTGTTATGAGATAACCCTATTATCACGACATATTGGGAAAGAATATGTCTGAAAAAAGTAGTTTACCAGCAGCTGTAGTCGAATTCCCGTTGCAGCCAAGAACAGCTTTACAACTGATTAACCTACTGGCTAATGATTACTCTAAGAGAGTTAAAATTGGTCAACACACCAAACAAAGAATGCGTGAAAGAGGAATTACGACTCGAGACATATTTAATGTATTGAAGAGTAGTAGAACAGTCATGCTTGAGGGGCCGAATGAAGAGGCTAAGCAAGGTGATTACTCCTGTAAACTTAGGGGAGTGAGTTCTGGTGAGTCCATTACGGTTGTTCTTCGTTTGAAATCGGTTGACGTTGAACCGTCAGCCAATACGATTACGGTCTATATGACTTGAGAGACGAATAATATGTACCATTATAACGAGTGTGGCTTAGATAATGTCTATCTTGAGAATGGATACACAGTAGAATACGAAGATGGTGAAGAGTTTGTTAGCTTCGATGACTTTGAAGGTATCCATAGAGCAATAGCAAAATCTATATGTGAACAGGGTTCATGGTTGTCGAGGGAGCAATTCAAGTTCCTCAGAAAAGAGATGAACCTTTCACAATCAGCTTTAGGTAGTTTGTTGTTCTGTGATAGACAAACAATTGCTAGATGGGAAAAAGGTGAGTCACCGATTTCCCAGGCGCAAGATATTCTATTGAGAGCTATATATTTGGAGTCTATTAATGAGACTAGCCACGTAGCAATGATGATTGAGTCACTTGCTGATGCGGACGCGGAAGAAGCGCTAAAAGACCTTGTTCTGCAAGAAGACAAAGATGGTAAGTGGCATCGCATTGAAGCACTAGAAACAGCTTAGAAAATAGAATGACTTAACAAAACCCCTCCGATGAGGGGTTTTTTAGTTTCTAAGTTTTTAGAAAGACACTGTTTAAATAACCAGCTATCATGTTGTCACAATCGATCAGGGAGAATGACTTCATGGGTTTGTGTGTAAACGTTGAAACGTGGCCTATGCCTGCAGCAATTGGTATGGCTACGGAAGGCATCAAGGCAAAGTATAATGACGGTTCTGGTGGTGGCGGTGGTTTCGGGGCTGCTGACTACCAAATGGCATCTCTAATTGATGGCGCAAAAGTGCTTTTAACGATCGATAGAATGCAGAAGAAAGCAGCGCATTTGGCCGATTGGAGCCTGTACGCTTACGCATCTCCGCTCTGGAACTCCAAAGAAAACAAGAAGCGCCTTGTGGAAAGTGTTTTGAATGATTGGGTTGTTGTTTCATCTGAGCAAGGCATGATTGTTCAAAAGCGTACCTGCCTTAAAGTTAAGGCTCTCATCAGTACTATCGCTGGTAATATTGCGCTCGAGCAAATGGCTGGCGCTCAGACTCACTTCGATCATGATGGTATTCAATATACGCCCAGTGTTAGCCGTCAATTCTTAATCAAAGCGCTGGTGGAAGTAGATTGTAAAGACAAGAATATTGAGTCTGATGGGTTCAGAAAGAAACGCACTCGCTATTACCAAAACCACTGGTATGAATGGGAAAAACACATTGAAGTGATTCGTACCTTGCTAATTAACTATGACAAGTCCGCGAGAAAGTTATTCAAAAAAGAGCTTGAAAATAAAAACGGGGCAATTTAATGTATATATATCCATTATGGATAAGTACACAGTATTGAAAATAACCGCCACTTAGGCGGTTTTTTTGTGTCTATCATAAATTATCGAAAACCTCGCCTTGGCGGGGTTTTTTCATTTTTATCCAAGCAAAAGAGCACTCCAGTAAGGGGGTGAGTATGCGTATGAACGAAAAGATATCCAGCGCCCTATCTTATTTTTGGAATGGGGTAATAGGAGTGTTTGGATCTATATCTGCAGACGGTTATACGGTGCTGATTGCTTTGGCTGGCATGCTAATTACTGCCTGGATTAATAACTACTGGCAGAAAAAGCGTTTTGAAAAGGACTATGGCGATGAAGCACCTTAATTCTGCAGTTAAGATGTTAGCAGCCGCAGGAGCTTCGGCTCTTATTATGGCGACAGCAATGGTAAAGCCAATGGAAGGTGTTCGGTATACTCCTTACATCGATGTCGCTGGCGTTCAAACTGTTTGTTACGGACATACAGGAGCAGGCATCATTTCAGACAAAGTCTACTCACAAGCCGAGTGTGATGAATTGCTCGAGTCTGACTTGGCTGATGTTAAGCGAATGGTCGACCCGATGATTCACGTTGATATCCCTGAGACGACACGAGCAGCTCTTTACTCTTTCACGTTTAACGTTGGCATTGGCTCATTCTCACGCTCGACGTTACTAAAGCTGCTCAACAAAGGTGAGTGGTATGCAGCATGTGACCAGCTTAAACGATGGGTGTATGCAGCAGGCAAACCGTGGAAAGGATTGATGAACCGACGAGATATCGAGAGGGAAGTATGCCTAATGCAAAGCTGACAGTATGGGCGACAGCTATTGCGGTAGTAGTGGTTGCGACACTCTCGGCAGCATTGTTTGTGGAAAGCAGTCGGGCTGATATCGCTGAAAGCCAGCTAACCTTGGTAAAGAGCGAGATTCAGGGCTATATCTCAGCGCTACACCAGCAGCGAGTTCAAATTCAATCCTTCAACCAATTGGGAGAGAAGCATGCAGCAGAGTTATCCGCAGCAAAAGAAGAGATTGATCGTCTTAGCGATAGTCTCAGCACTGGCCCTAAGCGGGTGTATGTCCAGGCAGATTGCCCAGCAGTGCCCGAAGCCACCAGCACCAGAAGCATGGGCAATGCAAACACCCCAAGACTTGGAGCCGCAGCTGAACAAGATTATCTACGTCTCAGGCGAATGATAATTGAGAACGAGCAGCAGACAAAGTATTTGCAAGATTACATCAGGACTCAATGCCTAGCAGAAGATCAATTATGATCGCGGGTCCTTTCGAGCACCCTGAGCGACCACGGGGGCTCGACCTCGCAGAAAAGCTCTCGTTAAAAATTTTTTTTATTTTGGAGGTTTCCGGTTTCCGGTCAAAAACCATGAATGAGCGAACTATTCAACCCGAGCAAAAAGTTCACGCAGTTGGACATAGCGACGCTTCTTGGCATTTCATCTAGACAGGTCCGAAACCTTACGCAACAAGGGGTTCTGCCTGTCGCCAAAGGGCGAAATGGTATCGATCCTCTTGCGTGTATCCATGCTTACATTACCTATAAATCGCAATCAAAAGCCTTCGATTCAAAACCGGAAACCGAGCAAAAAGATGAGGAAGCGTTTGCGAAATTAGAACGCGATCTCAAGTTAGAGGAACGGCGCGAAAAGTTGGCGATGCTAAAAGCCAAGCGCGTACTGTTTGAAAAAAGTTACGCACCAATAGACATCATCGTCGACACCTTAGAACAGGTATGCGCCAGAGTAGGTACACGCCTCGATACCCTCCTTCCGAAACTAAAGAACGCATGGCCCGACATGCCACCCGAAGCGGTGGAAGTTTTAGAGACCGTGATTGCTGCTGTATTAAATGAGTGTGCCGATGTTCAACCAAACCTCTCCGATTACATTGACAGCGATCCAGACGAAAGTCCGTCGTGGCTTGATGGGGATGAGGAGAACAATCGCCATCAAGGGAGCGGAGTGGGCAAATAAGCATTTCCGGTTAGCCGCTGGTTCTTCTCAGGAAGAAGGCTTTTGGGAAACACTGCCTTTGCAGGTTGTGCCACTCAACATGATGTGCAACCGCGCTATATCCGAGCTGACCATGCAAAAGTCAGCTCGTGTTGGCTGGTCCAAGTTGGTCATAGCAGCAAACTCTTGTCTGCATGTTCAGTTCAAAACCAACACCGTGATATACGTTCCGACAGAGAACGACGCAAAAAACATCTCTGTCACCGAGATTGATGCTGCTTGGCAGGAAATGCCAATCATGCACCAAATCTTCCCTGCTTTATTCGCTAAGGACCACCGAAACACCGTTTCCTACAAACAGGGAACAGGCTGGTCGCTGCATGTCCTCGGCACATCCACACCGCGAAACATGCGTGCTCTGACTAAAGGCGCGCTGTTTGGTGATGAGATTGACGGATGGGATTGGGAAGTCGGTAAAGAAGGTAACCCTATCGATCTTGCGCGAATGCGTTTGGAAGGCGCCGCTTTCCCGATGGCAAGGTGGGGAACCACACCAACCAATACAGGCGAGTCGCACGTTGAACGTCTAATGGCAAAGATGGAGCTGACTTTCCGCTTTTATCTGCCATGCCCACACTGCGGAACCGAGCAGGTTTTAGAGTGGGGCAGTAAAGAAGATAAACACGGCTTCAAGTGGGACAACACTCAGCCAAGTATCGAGAAAAAATCAAAGACGGTTTATTACAGCTGCGTTCATTGTGACGACCCTATCTACTACAAGCACCTCTACAAGATGGAGCTTGCAGGTCGTTGGATTGCTGAAGATGGTACATGGACACGCGATGGCCATGAGTTCTTCGACATCGACGACAACCCAGCGCCAACGCCAAGCAGCGTCGGTATTCACATTTGGTCAGGATACAACACCAAATTGAGTGCAGGTTGGCGCGGCATAGTGCGTGACTTCCTTAACAAGAAAGACGACCCAAGTCAGCTCAAAACGTTCGTCAATCTAACGCTCGGTGAGCTTTGGGATGGTGAGAACGGAGAGAAGCTGGATTGGGAACATCTCAAGTCGCGCCGTGAAATATGGTGGGCCGAGAGTCGCACCAGTAACCCAGTACCTGAGCGAGCCGTGGTTTTGACCGGAGGTATTGATACTCAGGATGACCGCATCGAACTCTTTGTGTGGGCGTGGGGACCAGGTGAGGAATGTTGGCTTGTTGAGCACATCGTTCTTCTCGGGGATTTATCGAGCCAAGTATTAAAGGATGCCGCCGGAAAAGCGCTGTATCGGACCTACAAAAAGCGCAGTGGCCAAGTGATGGACGTTCAGCTTTGGTGTTGGGACGCCATGGGCCATAAAACCGATGATGTTTACCAGATGAGTCGAACGCACGGCGTGATGTGGGTGATCCCAATTCAAGGTGAGAACCAATACGGCAAGCCGATACAAAACTTCCCTCGCAAGAAAAACAACAAAAAAGTCTATCTCACTAGGCTAGGTACCGACGGTATCAAGCAACGACTTTACAGCCGTTTAGGTTTAACCCCGAAAGGTGATGAACCTGTGCCTGGATGTGTTCACTTTCCATTGGATGATGACATAGCCGGTGATGAGTTTTTCAAGCAGCTCTGCTCAGCCAATAAAAAGTTGGAACATGACAAGTCAGGGCGACAAGTTTGGCGATGGGTGAAGCAATACCACCCATTTGATGAAGCGTTAGACGGATGGGTATATGCGTATGCGGCACTCAACATTCTCACTCAACGGTTCGGTCTCGAACTGGAAGAGCCGCAACCCCAACAACCTCAAGAACAACCACAAACATCCGGTCTCAGCATCGCTGAGTTAGCCGCGAGATTGAAAGGTGGATCAAGATGACAAAACAAGAAATGTTGCAACAGGCCGAAGCCGCCTTTCATAGCTTGCAAACAGGAAAGATGGCGGTTTCCGTACAGAAAGGAGACCGCAAAGTTGAATACAGTCGGGCCAACATCCATGAACTTCGCGCCTACATTGATTATTTGCGTGGACAGTTAGGATTGAGCTCAGTTCGTCGTCGCGGCCCTGCAGGAGTTTCATTCTAATGACACACACCGGACTACTGGCTGCAGATGGTCAAACACCATTAAGAGATGCGGTGTATCGAGCTGGCGGTTCAGGGTTTGGTGGCCAGATGAGCGATTGGAACCCTCCGTCAAAATCGGTAGACGCTGCTTTCTTACCTGTCATGAGACAGGCGAACGCCAGAACAGACGATGTCACGCGCAATAACGGTATTGCTGCAAACGGCATCCAGCTACACAAAGACCACATCATTGGCTCTGAGTTTCGCCTCAGTTACAAACCAAACTGGCTATTGCTCGGCATCGATCCAGACAAAGGGTTCGTGCGTGAAGTGGAAGCCATTTTTCGTGACATCGCCGAAGACCCGAACTGCTTTATCGACGCAGAAGGTCGCCGCACGTTCACCATGATGATGCGAGAGGGCATTGAAACGCATGCTCACACGGGCGAAATCATGGCGAAGCCGGAATGGATAGACCGTCGCCATTCGCACTTTTCAACCTGCATTCGCATGGTCGCGCCACGCAAGGTTAACAACCCCAACTACATGATGGACAAACCCCATCAGCGTGGTGGGATGCGCTTCAATCGACATGGCGAAGCCATTTCCTACTTCATTGAAGAAGGAGCCGATAACTTTGGCTCGCCAAAGAAATGGCGTGAAGTACCGAAGCGTTTACGCTCGGGACGCATGGGGTTCTTGCATATCTTTGAGCCATCGGAAGGTGGGCAATGTCGTGGCGTGAATAAGTTCTTATCGTGTTTAGAGCAATTGAAGATGCTCGACACCTTACAGAACACCACGTTACAGCGAGCGATTGTCAACGCCATGTACGCCGCCAGTATCGAGTCAGAGCTTGGAACGGACCAAGCGATGGAGTACTTGTTCGGTGCGCAGCAAAATGGCGCGGTCGAAAAGATGCTAATGACCTACGGCGATTACTACGCCAACAACGAGGTCAAGTTCAACGGCGTCAAACTGCCTCACCTCATGCCAGGTGACAAAATCAACCTGCACAGCGCAGGGAATGCTGATAACGGATTCGCGGCCTTGGAGCAATCCATCATCCGCTACGTTGCGGCTGGATTGGGCGTGGATTACGCGCAGCTGTCGCGCAATTACGCGCAAATGTCTTACAGCACCATTCGTGCTTCGCACAACGATTCATGGCGTTACTTCATGGGTCGACGAAAAATCATTGCTAACCGATTCGCCAGCCAAATCTTCGCACTCATGTTCGAAGAAATGATCTTGCGTGGCTACATCAAGCTGCCAAGCAAAGCGCGATTCAACTTCTACGAACGCCGCAACGCTTGGACCAAGTGTGATTGGATTGGCTCTGGTCGATTGGCCATTGATGGATTGAAAGAAGTCAAAGAAGCCGTGCTGCGTATCGACTCAGGTCTATCGACGTATGAGAAAGAGCTCGCGCTACTCGGTGAAGACTATCAAGAAATCTTTGATCAACAGTTGGCAGAGATGGAAGAGCGCAAATCGAAAGGTTTGCCGCCGCCAAGCTGGATGAAGCTACAAGCGTTAGCACCGGATAACCCAAGCGAGAGTTCAAATGAATAATTTACAACACCTAATCAGCAACACATTCAACAGGCCGCTCGCCTTAGAAGCTGGTTACGCTCGGGTATTTTTCTCGGCGCTCAGCCAACGTCTCGGCAATGTGGTCCAGATAACCGACACCGAAGGGCAAGTCCTGCGTGAGAACGACATGAAAAAAGTCGCTTCTGGCTTTTCTCGGACTCGTAGCAGTAACCGCAGCTATCAAGTCTCTCAGGGTATTGCCATCATTCCGATTGATGGTTCGTTGGTTCATAAGTATGGCCACATCAAACCTTACTCGGGGATGACAGGGTACGACGGCATTATGCACCGCTTGCGAGAAGCGGTCGCAGACCCCGAAGTCAAAGCCATTTTGCTGGATATGAACACACCGGGCGGCATGGTCGCAGGTTGTTTTGACTTGGCCGACAAAATCGCAGAGATGCGCAAAATCAAACCTATCTGGTCCCTCGGTTACGACATGCACTGCAGTGCAGGCCAAATGATTGCGAGTGCGTGTTCAAGGCGCCTCATAACTCAAACGGGCATCGCAGGCTCGGTGGGCGTGATTATGGCGCACACCAACATCGAGAAGATGCTGGATCAGCAAGGCGTGGAAATCACCCTTGTGACGGCAGGTGACCATAAAGCCGATGGCAACCCTTACCAATCTCTGCCGAAAGAGGTGCGAGAGAAATGGCAATCCGAAGCAGAGAGCACACGTCAAATGTTCGCAGGTAAAGCCGCCGAGTACATGGGCGTCGACATTAAAACCATTTTATCGACTGAGGCGCAGGTCTACGAAGGCCAAGCCGCAGTGGATGTTGGCTTCGCAAACGAAGTCGTCAACGGTCTTGATGCCGTTCAGATAATGGCTGAACAGTTCAAGAAACAACAAACCACCTTTGATATGGGAGCCGCTATGACGGTGCAAGCAGAACAACAACCAGTCGCAACGGGTGAGCAAGGCAATCCACAACAAGCCGCCGCTCCAGCGACTCCACAAACTCCAGCTGAAGAACAGCAATCCACTCCAGAACAGCCACAAGCGAGCGCGCAAAGTGATGAGTCCACTGACCCAGCCACAAAAGAGCGTGAACGCTGCATGGGCATTATTGGCCTAGAAGAAGCCAAAGGGCGTGAAGCGCTCGCGCAGCAACTTGCCAGTAACCCAAAAATTAGCGTCGATGAAGCCAAGGCCTTACTTGCTTCAGTACCAGTTAGTGCCACTGCGCAAAACGAGTCGGCATTAATGGCACTGGCCTCAGAGCACGGTGAGCCTCTTGGTGATGATGTTGGTTCCGGTGATGTCACCGAAGAACAAAAGAACATCAAAGCGCTAGCGTCTTCATACACACGCATTTAACAAGGAAACTCGCATGTTAGAACAAACAGAATACACACCAGATGAGCTGTTTATTAGCGCACCAGTCACAGCGCGAGCAACCATCAAAACGGGCGTATCTTTTCCTGCTCGAACCCCATTAATGGTCGACGCGACTGACGCCGCCACGTTGGTGGAATGGGACGGTACACCAGGCAAAGCCATCGCTATCTCGGCTCGTGATGTGACGAATACAGGCAGCGACCAAGAATCGACAGTTTACCTACAGGGTGGCTTTCGTATCGGTTTTGTGAACTGGCCAGATACGGTCACAACCAACAAGCAAAAACGCGCTGCTTTCCTTGGCAGTCCAGTTTTCGTAGACGACGAATACTAATTCGTCGTTTTCTTTGAATTCAGAAAAAAAAGAGCTTCTTATGCCTGATAATTACACCACTCGCGAACTGCTTGGAGCCATTCAAGAAGCAGGTATTCGTCGCGACAACTTCTTCATGCGCTTCTTCTTCCGTGAGATGTATACCTTCGATACGGAAAAAGTCGACCTCGACATGATCCCAAATAAAACCAAGATTGCAGCATTTTGCTCACCGATGATTGGTGCCGCAATAGACCGCAATCAAGGCTTTAAAACCTCAAGCTTTAAGCCTGCATACGTGAAGTCAAAACACGCAGTAACGGCGAACCAAAGCGTTAAGCGCCGACCAGGCGAGCCAATCACAGGCTCTATGTCGGCAGGCGACCGTCAAAACGCGATTGTGATGCAAAACCTCGACATCGAAGAACAAGCGGTTCGTGACCGTGAAGAGCTGATGTGTGCCGAGATGGTCTACGACGGTAAAACCGTGATCGACAGCCCTTACATTGATAAGCCTTACGAAATTGATGCAGGCCGAAATGCGGACAACATGATCACGCTTCTTTCGGCGGCTCAGTGGGCGAATCAAGACGTTGAGAAATACGACATCGTCGGTGACATTGAAACTTGGGCGGCGATTTCTGAAGGTCTGACGAACGTCATCATTACCGACCCTAAAACGTGGGCACTGATGCGTAAGTTCAAGAAGTTCAATGACGCGCTGGAAACTCGCCGTGGCTCTAACTCTCAGCTTGAAACCGCGCTAAAAGACTTAGGTGCAACGGTTAGCGTTAAAGGCAATCTGGGCGATGTCACCATCATCGTGGTGGATGAAGAGTACATCGACCGTGACGGCACAACGAAGAAAGTTCAACGCGACTTCACGTTGATTCTGGCGCATACCGAACTGCGCGGTGCGCGTCTGTACGGTCAAATCCAAGACTTATCCGCTCAGCGTGAAGGCTTTGATGAAGCCGAACGCTACGTGAAAGATTGGACGGAAAATGGCGATCCAGAAGTTCGCTACACCAAAACGGAAGCCGCCCCTGCGATGTACCTCATTGACGTTAACAAAGTTGTTGTCGTCAAAGTCGGTTAATCCTGACCACCACTAACGAAAAGCAAAATGGGTCCACGGACCCATTTTTACTTTGGAGCCAATCATGAGCCGAAAAGAAAACCTGAAAAAACGTGTTGATGAGCTTTGCAAAGAGCTCGGTATTACTGAACCGCAATATTCAGACAAAACGACCGAAACTCAGCTAAATAAAGTCATTGACGATTTGGAAGCCAAGTTACCAGACATGGACGAATCCGATGATGAAGCACAGTCGCAAACGCAAGGAAATGACGCTAACCATACTGCCGGTGATCAAAGCGAGCAAACCGAGAGTCAAACGAGCGAAAAGTCGGAAGTGCTTATCGGTGCTGCGGTCGAATTACCCGATGATGCCACGGTTCTAGACGATGGTGAGCCGCCAGAAGTCAACGCCGATGAAAAAGGCAATGTGCAAGTTCTCGTGGATAAGCCGTTTCAGTGTTTGCAAGGCCAAAAGACAGTGCTGCTCAAACGTGGCGATAAGCCGTTTTTAGATGAAGAAACCGCGATGGAAGCGGTGGACGCAGGCTTGGCGTATTTCGTCGCGACGATGTAAGGCCGCTTATGTTTGATAACGAATTCGACCAGTTAATGGAAGAGGTGGATAACACGGTTTCTGAAGCGTTTGGTGTTTGGGTGAAAGTCAATGGTGGAGAACCTATCAAAGCCATTTATGACGAATCCCTAAACCAGTTTGACGCTATGGCAGGCATCGCTCGCAAGCTGACATTTAAGAAAGCAGACAATGTCAGACCGAAGAAGGGAACACCTATCGAGTTCGTTTCCTCGGGCAGAAAGCTCACTGTCACCAGTGGCCCTTATCCAGAAGACGGAAATATTGTGGTGATCTTATGAATAGCATTGATCGGGAATTGGCGCTAGCCGTTAAAAACCTTTCCTCATTACAAAGTAACGCGGTACCGAAAGCCAGTGCAATGGCGATTAACCGTGTGGCTGCTCGAGCTGTTTCTCGGTCAGTGAAAGACACCGCAAAAGCTGTTCGTATCAAGCAAAAAGTTATTCGCCCTCGCGCGTCGATAACAAAAAAGGCCACAGGGAAAATGCCAGTGGCTTTTGTCAGAGTGCGCAGGTTCGATGTCCCTGCCATCTCTATCGATACGGCTAGAACCCAAATTCGGCGCAAGCGAGGGCAATACCAAATCAGCCGAGTTAACCGAGGCCGAAATGGTCGTTACCAAAAGCGAGAGTTATCCGGTAACACCGCAATTGTTGTCGGTCGGCACCGCTTCGAGAACGCCTTCTTACAAAAGCTGAAGAACGGTCGTTGGCACATCATGCAACGTGTCTCGGATGCAAGGCATCCCATCAAAGTGTGCAAGGTGCCAATTGTGAATGAAATCACCAAAGCATTTAAAAAGCACAGCGATGAGTTGCTTCGAACGGACATGAAAAAAGAGCTGTCCAGCGCGATGAAGCAACAAATCCGCTTGGTTATTCGCAGAGAGGTTGGTCGTGGAAATTAACAACGCCATACGCAAACAAGTCGTTGCTGATTTGAAAGCAGGGTTAGTCGATGAGACTGGTGAGTCAATCATCGCAACGTTTTTTAATGGCAACCCCAGATACATCGCGGTTCCCGAATTTGAAGCTGAAGAGAATGATACTGACATCCCAGCCATCTCAGTCTCCGTTTCTGAAGGTCAATGCGTTGAAGAAGATTTTGAAGAAATCACATGGCGCTCTGAGCTGACTATCAGAATCTATCTGGTTGCAGACAACAACACGGAGCAAGAGCTCGACGCATTAGGTGAAGAAGTTCTCAAGATCATCACCAAAAACTACACCGCCAACGGTCTTCTAGGACTCTGTAATCGTCAATCGTTTGGATACGCACAAGACGAAGAGCAGCCATGGGGAACGCTGGATTTGGTATTTACTATTGAATACACCGAAGAGGTTTAATCATGTCGGACCCAACTCAAGCAATCAAAGGCGCTGGCACTACGTTCTGGCGATTGAAAGACAACCAAGAACTGCAAACGCCTGCAGATTACCTTAATGACGACAAATGGGACAAGTTAGGCGGCGTTAAAGAGCTTCAACCAGGTGAAATCACCGTGGAAGACGAAGAAGATAACTACCTAGACGATCCTGAGTCTGATTGGGCTAAAACAACGCCAGGTCAAAAGTCAGCAGGAGAAACCAATTTAACGATTGTTTGGAAGCCAGGAGAGCCTGGCCAACAGCAGCTCATTGATGATGTAGACAAAGGAGTGGTGACCGAGTACCGCGCCAAGTACCCGAATGGCACTGTGGATGCGTATTCGGGCTACATCAACTCATTGGGTAAAGCGGTGACGATTAAAGAAAAGATCACTCGCTCAGTCAAGTTCAAAAACGTTGGCAAACCAAAACTCGCGGAAATGCTTATTGCTGAACAAGCCGCTGGCGCAGGAGCATAATTATGACCCAGACTTTTTTGAAAACAAAAACCGTAACTATCAATGAAGTAAGCGTCACCATCACTCAGTTGTCTGGTTTAGAGAGACTAGACTTTATGGACTTTTGTTCGGGTATCTCGGAGCCAGAAAGGCCACCGAAGCCTGATGAAAAAGCAAGTGAAGAAGAGCAAGAACGTTACCTTATTGACCTCAATAAGTACACGCAGCGATGGTTCCGTATCAACTTTCTTGTTCAATCTCGATTGGTGGCGTATGGCTACCGTGATGGCGTGGAAGACATCGAAGAACGACATAAGCAGATCATGTCACTCATGACGCCAGAGCAGGTTGAAACGCTTCACTATGAAATCGCTTCTTTCTCAGGCTTGCCAGTGCCTGCGCAAGAAGAAACAACCCCATCAGATGGTTCGGAAGCCACCACTACCGCTGAAAACGCCACAACGGAAGACACCGCCACTCAGGAACCCACCGACCCAAAAGTCTAATTCGGGATGAAATTGAGTTTGCCATGGACCTTGCCCGAGAGTTCGGGCAAGTCTGTTGGCGCACCTTGTTGGCTTCCATTAGCGGCGAAGCTGTTGTGGAGTGGCGTGAATACTTTTCAAAACACGGCTTTAAACACCAGATGGACAATCTGCGCTTTGCCGTGACCTGTTCTTCAAACTGGAATGTCACGGCCATGGCCGCAGGCTGCAAGGACGACAGCGCCCTTAGAAGCTACCAAGACTTCCTGCCAACCCTAGAACATCCCGAAGAAGAATCCAAAGAATACACCGACGAAGAGCTGATGGCGTTGAGCGCGTCGGCAGGAGGAGTTCGCCTTGAGTGCCCAGATAGCTGATTTTAATATCCGCTTCAATACTGAAACCGCCAAGTTTCAGAAGGACGTGGATTACGCCAAAAAGATGCTGCGCGGCTACACCAAAGAAGCCAAAGCGGCGAACGACTCAAACCTATCATTAAGCCGCTCTTTAGAGCAAACCGCAGACCGCGCCAAAAACGCAGGTCGCGGCGTGTTAGATGCTGCAGGTTATGTCTCGGCAGGCATTGGTGCCGTCACAGGTGCCACGGCTTACCTCATTACGCAGCAGGCGCAACAAGCGCGCGAAATCGAAAAAATGGCCACTGTTGCTCAGGTATCAGTTGAGCAAATTCAAGCCTTGGGATACGCCTCTGAGCAGTTCAATATCAGCGGCGAAAACATGGCCGAGATACTGAAGGACGTCAACGATAAGCTGGGCGACTTTACCGAAAATGAAGGTGGTGAATTTGCCGACTTCATGGAGAACATCGCGCCAACAGTCGGCCTGACCATTGAGAAGCTGCAAGAGCTGTCGGGTCCCGATGCGTTGATTGCCATCAAAACGGCGATGGACCAAGCCAACGTTCCAATGAAAAGCCAGATTTTTTATCTGGAGAGTATTGCGAACGATGCCTCGGCCTTGATGCCATTGCTCGACAATCAAGGCCAAAAGCTCTTTGAGCTGACCAAAAAATACGACGATTTGAACGTGTCGATGTCGGAGTATGACATTGAAAAATTCAAAGAGATGGACCAAAAGCTCAAAGATACTGGGCTTAAGCTGCAGCGCTCTTTTGCTAATGCCGTGCTTGGAGCCAGTGATCAGATTGATTGGTTCAGCGATAAGCTGGCTTACTCAATCGATTATTGGGGAACACTGTTTGATAGTTGGTCAGACACGCCAAGAACGGTCGATGGACTAAGCAAAAAGCTGTCAGAATTGAGATCTGAGAGAAAAGAGCTTAGTGACGAGTTAAAAGAGGTAAACCGTACCTTTAAAGAGTACGAAGGTATTGATGTTGACAGCTTACTGCCTATTAACCCTCTTGGTCGTAGTGAAAACGAGTTATTCAACCTTAACTCTGATTTTGGGCGATTAACAAAGCAACTTGATGAGCTCGATGCCGAGATAGCGCGTCAGCAAAAACGCTACAACATCATGCGAACTGGCATGAACTATGACACGCCGCAACCAGGTTTAAAACCTGAAGGCGACACGCCAGACAGAGTATTACCGAAAGACACCGCAGGTTTAGAAAGCAAGCAGTCTTCTGGCGCATCGCGCCTAGCATCGCTTGATATGCAGTACGCGAGTGAGCGTGAAAAACTCATCTTAGCGCATGAGCAACGCTTGCGTGACATCGAAGAAATGCAGGTGTCCGAGCAAGAGTTAAAGCGTCGTGGCTTTGATACCTTGGAAGCGCTAAAAGCTGAGTATCGTGACCGTGAGACAGAGTTCTATCTAAATGCAGAAAAGACGCGTAAAGATTTAGAAGATGATGCTTTGGAAGCATCAATCGAGTCTTTTGCTAAGAGTGAAGAAGCCAAAACCGAAAAGGCCAAAATCGAAGCTGAAAAACGGGCGTATCGTGAAGAGCGCTTGATGCAAGAACGCGTTCGAGGCATGAGCAACTTCCTCAGTCAAATCTCCGAGCTGCAAAGCAGTGAAAACAAAAACGCCGCTCGTATTGGTAAAACTGCAGCGCGTGTCCAAATCATGCTTAACGCTTATGAGTCAGCGTCATACAAATCTTTAGTTGGCATTCCTTATGTCGGTCCTGGTCTTGCTGCGGCAGCGGCAGGCACCGCTATGGGCTTTGGTATCTCCATGGCCAGCAAAGTAGATTCAGTCTCGAACATGGCGCACAACGGGATATCCGAAGTGCCGATGTTGGGTGGCCGAATGGAATCCGACTGGACGCTGAAAGCAGGTGAGCGCGTTTATACCAACGAATCCGCAAACCGAATCGACCAAATGTATAGCGCCATCATGGCCATGCAGCGTCAGAAGTTCGCGATGAATGAACCAAGTCTTTCCTCAGCCAAGGCAGGGTTGGCCGTTGGAGGTCGTAACGTGGTGAACATTTACGGCGCACCAGAGGGAGCAAAAGTGAGAGAGCGCCAAGGTGACAATGGTGAAAACATCACCGATGTCTTTTTGGAAGACCTCGACTCTGACGGACCAATGTCTCAAGGGATCGCGCAGCGCTTTGACCTCAAGCCAGTGGGAGTATAAGCACTCATGACAATGATGTACCCAAGCTACCTGCCACATCCTCAGTTCCCCGACAAAATCGAACAGATGTCCAATCGTATTTCCACGGAAATGTCGACAGGGCGAACTCGGGACCGTCGTCGGCATGTCATCGTGCCGACGTTCCAAACCCTAGTGTTTCGGATGCCAAAGGACAAAGCAGCGGCGTTTCTTGGTTGGGTAGACCATGCACTCAGTGGTGGCATTCGTTGGTTTACCTTAAACCAACGCACCGAGCTGGGCGTGGTTCCCCTACAAATCAAAATGAAAGACCACCCACTCAAAGACGCCAAGCAAAAAGGTGGCAAGTTTTACTACACCGTGAAATGTGAAATTCGCCAATACCCAATCCAAAGCGAAGAAATCACCGTTGGCCAAATGTTAGCACCATACACGCTAGAAGAGTTTGTGGCAGGCATAGACATGAGCCGTTACTACACAGAGAGCTGGAAGCAATGACAGATAGTAATAATTATTTTCAATTAGTGAGTAAGCTGAAGCAGGAGCTGGATTGGTTAAACCAAATACTGATTGGGGGAGAAGCTGATTCAGTAGTTATTAATGGAATTATTAAGCCAAGCATATCTAAAGATATTGCCGACAAGTGGGAGGCTATATCTGCTTTGGCTAATGGGCGTGATATTTATGAAACACGGGCGCAAATGGATGCATCGGGTGCGCCACCAGAAGATAAGTTAGCTGAAGTTTGGAATGACCCAACGCCGGAAAATAACGGCATCTATGGTTGGGATGGTTCAAAATGGCAGCTTTCTAGTTATGATCGCTATCTTGATCTAAAAGCAGATTATGAAAGGTTTCAGGCAGAGATTAAGAATGGAATTGTTGATTTAGGTGTTAGAGCCACAAGTGACTTTGTAAAGGACGCTGAAGGGAATCCGGTAGCCTTTGCCATCACTGATGAAAAAGGTCATGCAGTTGTTCTTGTTCGTAATGATAGCTCTCTGGAGTTCGCAGGGATTCAGACGCTTTTAACTGATAAAGGGGCTGATAAGATTGTTTACGCTATTCAAGATGAAAATGGGCAGACGCCGTTTTCATTAGATGAAGAAGGCAATGTAACAATCGGTACAGTGCTTCATGAGGTGATGGAGTCTGGTAAATTAAAGTGGGGTGTAACTGATGAAGTTGGTCGCCTTGCTCTTGGGGTAAATGATAAGGGTCATGTTGAAACCGGTTCTTCAGAATTTGTAGAAAATATTCACTCTTTCGCCTGGGGTATCTGTGATAGTGAAGGTCGCTTAGCAATAGGTATCCGACACGATGGTAAAGTTGAAATTCCTTTTCTTGTTAATGGTCGAAAGGATAAACCAGAACCCGAGAGTAAGCTAAAAAGTCGTGCTAACTTCCCAACGGACTACATGCAGTTATTTACCTACGGGCAGAGCCTTTCTCGTGGCTCAACATCTATACCGCCAGTATCAACAGTTCAGCCATATAATAATGTCACTTTCGCTGGGGGTGTTCATTCTCGCGGAGGAGATAATCCAGATTTATCTTCGTTCATTCCGTTAGTGGAGAATACAGTTGGTCATGAAGGGGAAACCCCCACGAGCGGCACGTTAAACCATTATGTTGAGCTATTGGAAAGAGAGGGTATTAGCCATACCGACCACTCCGCACAATGGATTGGCACTGCACCAGGGCGAGGAGGTGAGCCAATCGTCGCCCTGAATAAAGGTACTTTGTATTGGACAGGGATGATAGAGCAAGTTCAAGCCGCTAATGATATTGCTCAGGCAGAGGGGCGCTCTCATAGTGTTCAAGCCATGACATGGACGCAAGGTTGTGCAGACTACAGCAGAAACACATCTAAAACTGCATATAAAGAGTTGTTGACTCAGATGAAAGAAGACTTTGCTGAGAATGTTTCTGCCATTACAGGTCAAGATTTTAAGCCTCCGATTATTCACTACCAGCTTGCTGCACATCGACGGTATAACCGTGAAGAGCCAACCATTGCGTTGGCTTTTTTAGAACTGTCGAATGAAGATCCAGAGTTTTATCTGGCTTGTGCTATGTACAACATGGAGTACAACACAGATAACCTGCACTTAACCCCAGAGGGTTCTAGAACGCTAGGGTACTACTATGGTCGCGCGTTGAAAGCGATTCTAGTTGATAAGGCAGACTGGAAACCGTTGCAGCCAACTAATGTATTTTGGCAAGGCAAAGTGATCGATATTCAATTTCACGTTCCACATGGTGAACTTACGATTGATACCGATTGGGTTGCTGCCGCACCTAATTACGGATTCGATATTTGGGATAATGATGGTGTTTTGACTGACATTATTTCAAGCGTCAATGTCGTGGCGAAAGATCGAGTACGGCTTATTTTATCTCGCGCAGTGCTACCGAATGAGCGCTTAACATATGCCAAAGGTCGTCCTGGAGACCCCGCTCACGCCAACCGAATGACAGGCCCTCGTGGAAATTTGCGAGACACCCACGGCATGGTTTCTCATTACACAGGTTCAGATGGCTCTGAGCGGTATTTGCACAACTGGTGCGTCATCTTTGAAAGTATTAATCAATAAGGAGAGCCTAAATGGCTACAATCATCCGTTTAAAGAACGTTCAGTTCTCAAATAATGCTCTGCCAGTCGTCACTCCATTTGTGAGAAATGGATTGGTGGCAGCATGGCGCTTTGCTAATGGCCCAGAATCACTGATTGATCTATCGGGTAATGGACGTCAACTAACTGAGAAAGGTTCTGTATCTTATACCGAACTTGGCATTTTAGGAGATCAAGACAACGGCTTTTTAACCGACGTCAATGAATCTAATGATGTTACCTTAATGGCCGTTTGGCGTGCCACTTCTGAAGAGGAAGGAGCGAAAGCTTTTGCTGTTGGTAACTTCTTTAACGATACTAGTCCAGATCGTGGTTTGTCGATTTGGTACCAGCGTGATAACGCAAATAACTCAATGGCTTTAAAGTCACAATGTCATTATTACAATACAGGTACTGGATTGATCGGTAATGAGATTGTTGAATCTAAAATGACACCAATAGATTAGAACTTTACGTTCACCGCATTAACGGTTAATACCAATGAAAACAGTCAGTCATTGTATGTGCCTAAAAATAACTCAAAATTGGTCAGATCAGGCCCTGATAAGAGCTATGCCCAACGCGAAATTTCAAGCATGCCATTTGAAATATGTAGTACCCCAGACGCTTGGAACAATAATGGCGGCATAGAGGTGGCGGAAGTTATTATTTACAATAAGGCGTTATCTGAAGCAGAAGTATTGGAGCAATACGAGCTATCTAAGCAGTTCCATAAGTCGGTCAGAGGCATTGATGTTTAATGAAAGCCATAGAGGTTTATTACGCCTCTGCTCCTGTCGATAAAATCCCCATCCACACCATAGAAATCAAAAATGAAGATGCGTATCAGAAAGGCGAGCCGGAATCGGTCATTCGTCTGGCTGACGGTTTCTATCATCTTGAAGTCGACGGTGTAGAAGGCATTTATCTTGGGCTAGAAACAGGGGTAGAGACCTTTTTTCGAGCGTCGGCGTTCGGTGTGTCATTACCGGGTAAAAGCGTCAAAGGGAAACAGAACCTGCAATTCCAGATTGATAACGTGACGGGCGAGGCCCGTCGCTTTATTGATAAAGCCATGGAAGATGGCAGCAAAGTGACCATCACGTATCGCTTTTACTTGTATCCCCATGTCTCGGCACCTGCCGAGCCACCCCTCACGCTGACGGCGGTCAGTGAAAAAGACAACATCCAAACCGTTGGCGTTGTCGCGTCGTTTCATGACTTGGTGAACCGAGCATGGCCGAAACGCCGCTACACGCCAACAATCACCAAAGGACTCAAGTATCAGGGGAACTAATGACTTTAAATGAGTTAATGGCGGTGCCTTATCTTGACCATGGTCGTGACGAGCATGGTTTGGATTGTTGGGGCTTTGTTCGTTTGGTTCGCCACCATCATCACGGCTTACCCCTATTAGATAGTTTTGGGACCGTGGACCCAGACGACAAAGCAGGCATGACCGACGCCTATCACCAATTGGTGGGTGGGTATGTTGAAACCGCCCCGATAGATGGCGCAATCGCATGCCACCTGATTGAAGATACTTTGGTGCATGTGGGTGTCGTGGTGAATGAAAACGGGCTGAAAGTGGCTCAAACAGGGCGAAAAATGGGCCGACCTTGGCTCTGTAGCCTGTCTGATTTTGAGCGTATGTCACTAATTCCGAGGTACTACATCGAACATGACTGTACTAGCGGTTTATCCCAACAAGCTCAATCGTAGTAAGTGCGAGTTTACCCCAATCAAACCTGGGCAAACGCTCAATGATTGGATGGCTGCGAACATCAAAGGTTACTACGTATCAGAAACGCCGCCGTTTTCTTATTTCGTGAATAAAAAGCAGCGCACTTCCTCAGATTGGTTTGATTATGTTTGGCAAGACGGTGACTTAGTGGAGTTGGTTGCCGAGCCGAAAGACCCTGCAAGTATCGCTTATGCGGTGATCGCGGTGGTGGCGGCTGGCGCGGCCATCTACGCCATGAACCAAATCCCTGACAACTTCCAGAAAACCATGCCAGAAGGCAGTCCGATTTATGAAGCCAACGCACAAGGCAACCGAGTGCGATTGATGGGGGTAATCCCTGAGCTGTTTGGACGCCACAAAACCTTCCCTGACATCATCAGTGAGCCGCATTGGTATTTCTCAGAAGATGAAGAGTACCTGCTCATGATGACCGCCATTGGCAATGGCGAGTTTGAGCTTACGGGCGACGACATCACCATCAGTGACACGCCTGTGTCGAAATACGCAGGGGACATCAGTTATCAAGTGTTTGCGCCAGGGGAGGACGTGACCAGCCACCCAGCGCACGAAAACATTTACACCTCACGCGAGGTCGGTTCGACGTCTTCCACGGCAGGGATCGAGCTAGAAGGGCCGATTAACTCCATCACTCCGAGCCAAGTCAATGTGGTGGACGATACGCTCGGCGTGGTGAGCGATGTGGATGGACTCGCAACAGAATACTGGCCTGTTGAATGGGAAGCTGGCCACATCATCAAAATATCCGGTTCGCCTGGTATTCGTGAGATCACCGAAGCAAGTGGTGATGGTGGCTGGCGAAACGAAAATGGGGCAGACATTCTTAACTTTTGGTCGCGTGACCCTGATTTACACAATTGTAATCAAGGTGATTATGTTGAATACCCGACCAACTATTACGTCCCACATGAAGCCGACCCCGTGGTGGAATATTCCGTGGGTATGGTGGACATTAAGCAGACGTTCGAGGTCAATGGCGAGACGTTCTATGCGCTGCGCATCCTTAATGGTAAGGGCTACTGGATAACGGTGGACACCGTACCGTCAGAAACGCGCCATCATCCCATCAAGTTTCACGGCACGGACGATGGCCGCTATATCATCCGTGAAGCGAACAACCCGAAAGGCCGAGTCGATAGGCTGTATCCCGAAGGGACGAAAGCACAGGTGTGGTGGGATGTCTTCACGCATCAAGGCGAGAACAAAGGGTGGACGCTTGAAACCGAAGTGGCACTGCCTGGTAAACCTGCAGGTCCACACTTTGCCTGCCCAGCCTCAGAGGTGGCCGATAAGATTTACATCGACTTCAAACACCCTGACGGCCTTGGATACGTGAACAAGAACGGCGACACCAACGCGCTCACTGTCGAGGCCATGATTGAATGGCGCGGAGAGGGAGAAACCGAGTGGAACCAAGTCAAGTACGAGCGCCGAGACGGCACTCGCGATCAGCTTGCGGAAACGATCGAAATAGACTTAGGTCGTAAAGTTCGTCCTGAAGTGCGCGTGTATCGCATCACCAACGACAATAAAGACCTCAAGTATTTGGATCGCATCGAGTACCGCCGATTGAAAGCGCGACTTGATAGCAACACCAAGTATGACGACTTCACCACCATCGCGTTCAAAATCCGAGGCAGTAACTCGCTCTCGCGAAGCGCGGAGAATAAGCTGGGCGTGGTGCCAATCCGTAAACTGCAAATTCCAGATGGGTTAGGAGGTTGGACGCAAGAGCTTTACCCGACCCGAGACATAGCACCGGCTATCCGCTACATCATTCTTGATAGTGGATTGAGTGATGTTCACATCGGTCATTACGAGCTGTTGCGTTTGCATGAGGTTTGGAAAGCCAGAGGGGATACGTTCGACGCAGTATTCACCGACAGCAGCACCTTGTTTGAGGTATTGAAGAAAGTCTTGCTCGTCGGTTATTCCGAGCCAACGCTCAAGTACGGTCAAATCATTCCGGTACGGGATGAGCCAAGAACCACTTTTGATTTTCAGTACCAACCGGACAACATGCTTGGTAAAGGCTTGGAGCGCTCAGGCAGCTTTATTCGCGAAGAAGAGCCCGACGGTGTGGAGGTGGAATACTTCTCCACTCTGACATGGAAACCGGAAACCATAATGTGCTTGCTGCCTGGTGACCTCGGCATCAAACCGGAGAAAGTCAGAGCGTTTGGCGTGACCGACCCAACCAAGGCGTGGCAATTTGGTATGCGAGTGCGACGTAAGAAGCGCTACCGACGCTTTCAGTATTCATTCCAAACCGAGATGGATGCTTTTAACTCTAACTACCTTGATTACGTTGCTTTGGGTGACGATGTGCCAGGTTACGCGCAAAGCGGCAGGTTAGAAGGGTTTAGCATTCAGAACGGCAAGACGCACCTATGGCTGGACTTGCCACTGGAATGGGAAAGCGGAGTGCATCACATCACCGTCCGAAAACCCGATGGTAGGGCATCAGGGCCGCATGTTTGCACTAAAGGGAGTCATCCTAACGAAGTCATCATCACCAGTAACTTGGGCTTTACGCCCTCACTCGATGGCGAAATGGAACCGCCATTGTGGTTGTTTGGTCCAGCGGATAAGTGGTGTTATCCGGCGCTCATTAATGATGTGACGCCACAAGGCACTGAGAAGTGCAGCGTTAAAGCGGTGAACTATGATGTGCGCGTGTATGACGATGATGACAACGAACCCGACGAACAGGGATACCCAAAAGTGGCTTAAAGAAACGCCCTAAATTCGTAATAGTTGTTCTATTAGTTTTGCTAGTTTTGACTAATGAGTTCTAGCCGAAATCAATATCAAGTTTTTTGAGTTGCTCAAGGTGGCTTAAGCGCTTAGGTAAATACGAGTATTTTCTTCTTCGGAATTTGACTGAAGATTAAATGGCATACAGCTGTAAATTACAGAATTGTACATAAGTCCCTTATGTAATTAATATGTTCGTCAATTTATGACAGTTTTAACCTAAGCACAAAAACGGGTTTAACTCATTGACCGAGTTAGCTTATTAAGGGGAGCATTATTCTTTTTGAAGGTTTGAAAAGAAAATGGAAAAGGTAATTTTGGGCAAGTCTCCCGTTCTGAAGCTCCCTTTGAGGCCAAAGAACCCGTCAGGCTTGGAGATGGCGATATATAGATTTCAGGTTAAAGCGTACAAGCATTACCACAAGATAAAGGATCTAGATAAAACCTCGCCTAAAGAGGTTAAAGAAGCAGAGGAAACCGTTGCTCATTTGAATCGAGAGCGTGCCAAGATTAACGCGCATGCACAATTGCAAGAGCAGTTGCTTGCAGATTTAGAAGCGTATCGAGATGATAACAAAGATAAATCTAGTCCCGAGCTGGGGATGGAAAATCACCATCCTACAAATCGCTTGGTAAGTAACTTGTATGCTGTTTCAGAGCCGCAACCGTCCCCAAATCATGCAGCACATCATATCGTTATGGGTAATGGTCGAGTTAGGGCCATGACTGACGCTCGGTTGCAAATGTTCATGTTTGGGATAGGTATTAACGACTCAATGAATGGTATTTGGCTACCACGTTCGACCGCCTACAAGGGACATTATACTACGCCAAATGCACCAACGCATTCGCGCATACATGGCAATAATTATCAGAGATGGGTTGGTAAATTGGCCGATATTCGTCACAATGAAAGCGCGTTTAAATCTAGACTTGTGAGAATCAAATCTCAGTTAAAGGATGGTTCTTACCCTCCCCAAATCCTTATGAAGAAAGACCCAACTTGGAACCCACCTGAATGAGTATATACCAAATAAGAAATCTCAATCGTTACTTTAAAGTCCTTGAGCATGACCCGTTCCAAAGGGCTATGGCTGCGGGCGATGGAGCTCTGTTGGATAGGCTTTTTAATGAGCCAGTAAGAGCACTAGGGCTGGCCGACGTTTGGGTAGAAGAGAGTGTTAAATTTACCGCTCACTACAAAACGTCTGTAAAGATTCCAGACATATCCGTTTGGGGATCATGGTTGGTACTAACGCCTCGAGCGGTTGAAGTGTTGAGACCATACATTGAAACAGATGGTGAATTTTTACCTATCGTGATAGACGGTGAGAAGTTTCAGGTTTTCAATGTCATGAGCTTTGGCGAAGAAGACAAGGAACACACTAAACACGAATACATTGATGGCCATCCGGCAGGATTGGAAATGCTCAAGTTCGTCGAGTCTAGTGTTACAGATAAGTACGTTTTTAAGTCGTTGATGCAAGGGTGTAACTTGCTGTATTGCGATGACAAGCTAAAGAACTTGTGTAATGAACATGACTTGCGTGGTGTTGAATTCGATTTAGATCTACTGGATGTATTTGACTATTAATCAGCTGTTTTAGATTTAACTAAACTTATCAGCGCATCAAATCGATTTGTGCTTAGTTTGAACGCTGATAAGTACCCTTAATAACTTCACATTGTTCTGAGGTAAAGTTAGTTGTAGTGACTCATACTCGATCTTACACATTCGCGGGTTAGCCACGACTAGATCATACAGTCGGTTTGCTGGTGTCAAAACTCACAATTGGACAAAAACTTCCTAGGACTTTTTAAATTGGCAGTTGATAAATTACCTTGGGTATGGAAAAGCGTTCAACTTATTTGCATTGGCCTTTTGATGCCAAGGCCTTAGAGAGTCTTCCTTCATAGACTCGATAAACATTAAAAAAGGTATAAATGCTACCAAATCTAAAGCAATCAATTTTTGTATGTAAGAACGGATTACAAAGTATGGGTCAATTAACTTAGACTCTTCTTCAGCACTAAGAAACCAATAAGAATTCCAATCAACATTTAACTTGGCCCTTCTAGCGATATCTTTACCGTTGAATCGGGAATTATTGAGGTTATTCATCATAGGGTGAATTTTTGCATGTCGGATAACAAACTTCTTGACGTTAGACAGCTTGGATTTGTCATTATGGTCGAGGTAATATAAAACGAGTGCTTGCCAGTGTTTTCGTGGTGTTGTGAATATCCAGTCACCCTCAATAGGAATATCAAGTATGGTTTCAAAATAACCAATGTAATCGTTCGTGAGTGAGTTGTTCGCCGGGTATTTCTTTGCTTGCTCCCATTGGTCAATCCAACTAGGTGAAACGACAGTATTAAGCCACTGCAAAGCTCCCGCAAGATCTTCTCTCATTATGTAGATAAAGGACTCTATCTGACGTTGCTCGGCCTTTTCGTACTCCTGTTGTCTGAGCTTATCTTGCTCAACAATTGCTTGGTGCTCTCTCACCTTTTGCTTAAAGTCTTTATCAGCCCATTGTCTCCGTTGTGCCAGTGGAGGTTCTACTAACCATGATATATATTCGGGGTTATAAATAGCCTGCCTTATTTGTTTTGCGTCATATAACCTATCGTCATTGTGGAGATAGGATAAGTCTATTTCTATTGCAATCTGGCCAGCTTCACGAAATGCTAATGTTTTCTCTAAAGAATTCGCGTGAGTAACCTTAATTTCTATAGCAATTGACTGGTCACCTTTGTAGCCTAAACAGTCAACTCGGTAATGCCTGAACTCTTCTTCATTGTGGACCCTATCAAACGTAACTCCTCGAGTATTAGTTAGAATGTATGTCTCAGTTATGACGTTATGTAAAGTCAGCTCATAATGGATCGGAGGCAATACTACTTTCATTTCATTCTGGATAACCGATTGGGCGTATCGGTGAAGATATGTCATTGGAGTGTAGCCATTACATTCGGAACCACCTTCATGAGAAAAATGGTGCGAAACCAACAGACCTTGATTTTTTGCAATAAGAGGTCGCCCACAGCAAGGGCACTGGGCACCACAGTTTTTCCCATTACTAACCTCATCGACGTGAACGATGCGACCATCTTTTAGGCCAAAGGGGACTGACATTGAAATTCTCTTTAGTCTTATTACAGCTCTAGTTCAAGCTTGTGTATGGTTAAAATGTCTAGACGACAAATGGACAAAGTACATAGATAAAAATTGGGAGTGCTATACCTATGTGCAATAACGATAGTCGAAAGACGGAAATCTAAGAGCTGTGGCTAGTGAAATTAATAAACTTAGCTCCAAACCATAACTTATTCTAGGTTTGCCATAAGGTAGTCAGTTAAGGCATTTGACGCTCTTTGGGTTAGTTCATTAATAAAGTATTGAGCGGAATCACTTCCCGTTCCGCCATGTACTAAAGTCCCATATATTGGTGAGGTGTAGAGCACAAAGGCGCTATTAGGATGTTGAGTCCCGAATCTAACGTCCATGCTAACCGAGTTTCCTCTTATGTGCCCAGATACACTTTGTTGCGGCAAACATACATATTCAACATTAATAAATAAGCTAGTGTCTTTCGTTGGTTTAATGCCAGCTCTAACAAACTCACCCTCAATACGTCTCTCAACATCATTACTGCTGAAAGGGCATTCATTTAACGCAAACACATAGAGGCCTAAAGATGTTGGGTCTTCTTTCCTCATCCATTCGGTGGACGCACTATGGGCAGAAGTCGACAAGATAACTAGTAAGCTGTACATCAGTTTTTTCAT